CTTGACCGCTTTAATTTCGCCCGGGGTGATCATCTGTGCTTTTATTTCAGCTTCCACCTCGCCTTCCCAATCACTTGCCATCGCAGGGGTAATGCCCCCGGTGGAAGGATCGGTGTCTACGTCATCATTCAAATGCTCCACCAGTATGTCGTAGGCAATGCGCTTGGCTTTATTGATTACCGCGTTCCAGCTTATGGATGAAAAATCGGAAGATACCTTTGTCGCTGCCGGATCGTCGGCATAGAAGTAGCCGCTTTTACCCCGAATGTTCCGAAATATGATGTACCGCTTATCGTAGATGTCGCTTAAGTTGTCTTTCAAATCCAATACAGGGGTGCCGTCCGGGAAAAAGGCAGCATCCAATACGCTGCCGGATGCTACACGGCCAATATTTTGATTGACCTGTAATGATGCAATCCAGCCACCCAATGTACCGATGCCGGTTACACCGGTAGGATCGTCGGAAGCCAGGCACATTGCTACGTAGTCATTGCTGCTGGTATTGAAGTCCCGTAAATCGCCTACCGTAGCCTTTGTAAAGCCGATGCCATACAGCACACCAAAGAAGGGTGCATTATCAGCGTCATAGGCCACAGCCAGCGCCTCCAGCTTTGTTAATGCGTTCCATACATCCGTGTCCAAACCTTCCGTCCGGGTAACAACATAGCCATCCGGCAAGGCCCGGTTAATAAGCAGGTGGGTTATATTGCCATCTGCTGCATCCAGTAACTTTTTGGCAATGCCCTGTGCCGCATCGCAGGTGGCGTTATTGACCAGCATAAACCAAAGGCCGGTGCCCTCGCTGGCTTTGGCGTAATAATTAAGAATTTCCGTGCGGGCGAATAAGTTATCGGCAGCGGTGATGCCAATGTTATCCAGTGTGCTGGTGCCAAAAACTTGCATGGGTTGGCTCAATGCAATTTTTCCGTCCACCGCAACACCGGTAAGTATTAAACCGATGATACGGTCGTCCACCGGTTGCACCCGGTTCAATTGCCCGTTCTGCCGGGTAATGTCAACACTTGGTAAACTCATAGGTAGGATAATGATTAATGGTTATTCGACGTTGACCGTAGCGACCGTTTTATCGCCCGCGATATATTTTTGATGCGCGTCCGCTTCCTTTTTGTTTTTGCTTAAAAACACCTGTCCGTCTGTAGCGATGTAGAATGTTTTTTCATGCGGGTAAGCGGCGATATAAGATTTAAGTTTATCGCTTTGGGTGGTTGTATTGTCGGTTGTCTTTGCCATTATAAAGGTTTAATGTATTTCAGAACAGAAAGGACGACATAAGCAATGGCAGCAGCGACCGCCAGCCAGCCAATCAATTGTAATTGCCACGGTATGCTTACCTTATGTACCACCTCACTACTTTGCTTTACGGTATTTTGCTGTTGCATTTGATAAAGCACTGTATTGATGCTGGCGACAATTTTTTGGAGTGAATCACAATCCGCCTGCACCTGAATGGTATCATGCACCAGCTTCACGCTCACTGTTGCCCGGCCATTACTCGCCTGATAGGGTGTGCCGGGGTTATCATACAACCATTTGGATGGAATGGAAGCGATGGCGGTTTGTTTGGGGACGTTCAGGGTGTCCAGCTTGGCCGTCTGCACAAATGCGGAACTGTCCGTCTTGGTAGTATGTATGCTTTCCTTTGTTGTCTTGGATGTTGTCTTACAACCAGACAGGCACCAAATGATGGCAACAAGCAGCAATACGGCAGCAGCAAACACGCAATGTTTGAGGACGGTTTTTAATTCTTCCATTATCAGGGATTTTGGTTTTGGTTTTTATCTGTCTTGCTGGTGGTATAAAGCCAGCCCATCACAGCGGTAACACACGTACCCACCACATAACCGCTCATAATATCGATTAACTTTTCATTCTCCCTGGGCACAGGAATCAGGATGAGCATAAACAGCAGGGTGAATGAAGCCAAAATGACGATCACAGCAACCGCGTTGGTGATGACCACTTTATTTATCTTGTCCCACATCATTTTTGTTTTTGATTTTGTTTTTGATGCCTAACCAATAGTTAATAATGCCCAGCACGGTAAGGATGATGCCCAGCACAAAGCTGATCCAGCTTCGGTCAAATATTGCCAGCAGATTGAAAAACCATGAGCCGATAAAAAGCGAAACACTCCTTAGCATACATTTTAATTTTTGGGAGAATGGTTGCACCACCGTAACGGGTGGCGCAACCTTTTCGTTTTTACTCCCATTGACATAAGGATACGGACTTACTTAACCCCCACTAAGCATTTCAATTATTTGATGATAGCGCCCAGGTATTTATTCCGCATGGTAGAGGCAAGGAACCGCGCCTGAAAGTTGAAAACATCCCCCTTGTTGTCCGGGTCTTTCAGCCGAGAGAACATTTCAAACGTGCCCAATGATTTCATCACCTCACTACCTAAAAATGCAATCGACGCTTTTGCATGTACTGCCGGATCAAATGCGGCGCCGTAGGCAGCTTTGGTAGCAGTGGCCGTTACATAAAACGGCAATTGGGTATAGGTATAGATTTTAAATCCAAATAACACCTTGCCCGGCTCCGCTTCAAATGATTTATACAGCAAGCGATCTTCTTTGGCTATTGCAGCGGCATGATCTGGATTCAACACCAGCACCCGTTCTGTTCCGTCATCGTCCAAATTGTTGTATTTGTTCTGCAGGTCGATCATCGTGTCCAGGAACGATGTAGCAGTGCCCGCGATATTCAATACTGGATTAAAGGCGCTGTTGACCTGCGGTGCATAGGCATAGGCAGCATCCTTACCCATTTGTTTCAACAGGGCTTTACGGTGCTTATCGACATACAAAGCCCGCTGGTCGTATTTCAATTCAACGGCAATGGCATTGCGTACCACGGTGCTGGTAGTATCGTATGTTTTTAACACCATGCGCAAAGGGGTATCTGCCGCCACCGCGGTGGGTATAGGGAAAACGGTGTTGTCCACCAGTACGTCAGGGTCAGCACCGGCTTCCGCCAAGTTGATGGCATCGGCCAACACCAACGAACTTAAATCCCTTACGGCACTCAAAAAGCTGTTATCCGGGTAAAAGTTTTGCATTACATCCGGCAACCATACTTCAGCCGCCAGCCCATCAAACAAGCATACACCAGTATAATGGTTTACCTGATACATGACTACCCCTGCAATATTTACCAGCAGGATACCGATGGCCGGGTGAAAGCCTACAATGAATGCAAGGGCCATCCCAATGCAGGTATTAAACAAAACCGATTGAAGAAATTTAAACACTTTCATAGGTTAGAGATAATTTAATGGATACAGATTTTAACGGTGATTATTTTCCTTTATAGCGGATGCCCGATTGGTAGCCTTTGGCAAGTTGTGTGTACCTGTCCGGTTCTTCCTTCCTGATACGCGCCAGTTCAACGGCATCGTGTTTTTGCAAGTAGTCAAAAGATTGTGTTTCGTCATCGACCGCACCTTCTTCACGCACTTTTTTAAGAATGGAAGTCAGCTTTATATCCTTTATCACTTTTACTTCCGGTGTGGTAGTAACCGGCGCTTTTTTATTCAGTTCCAGAAAACTCAACGCCTGTTTAAAATTGGTCTTGCTTAATTCAGCAAAAAGCGATTTGGCTTGTTCGGTTTCCAGCACATCACCGGCAATCTTTTCAATGTGTAAGCGCATGGCTTCCGCATTACCGGTGGACAGTTGCAGGTGGGTAATGGCTTGCAGGATGTCGCTTTCGGTAGCAGTCTCCGGCAGGCCAAGTTTTAAGGATATGGACTTCATTTCGTTTTCTGTTTTATGTATGATAGGCTCTTGTGATGGCTGTAGGAAAAGTGTCAGATCATCCGGTTTTGTCTTTTCGCTTAGTTCAAGTATTCGACCGTTGCGGCGCAGCACCAGCGAATTTTTATTAGCAGGCAAAGGCGTTAATGACAGTTCATAAGGTGACCAGCGAACAACGGTCGGCAGCACTTGCCCTGGCTTTTGAAACATGGGGTCATTACTTAGTTCCAGTATATCCACCCCCATTGAAACCCCTTTCAAATCGCCGTTGCTGATTTTTCTGATGGCTTCCTTCTCATCGTCGCTCACCCCATCAATTACCACATCACCGAAATATTTACCATTATCAATCGCTAGGTTTTCAACGTGGCCTAAAGGCATGTTGCAGGTCTGGTGATTAAAGAACAGCGGCGCATTGTTTTTAAAGTTATCGTCAATGCAACCAGCAGTTACCAGCCATGTACCATAGTCATTTAATGTTTCATCCGAAAGTTGAAAGCGTTTTCTAAATGCCATTTGTTCATCGCTGTTTCTGAATGCAAAAATCTACAGATTGCTATCCCTTTTCAAATCAGCGTTTAAGGGTGGTAAAAATATTACTCCAGCCAGACCGATTTTTAAACCATACAGCTACCCGCTTTTTTATCCGCCTGATAACTGGCGGACTTTTGTACTGGCATTCAACCACAATTCAAGTATGGGGAAAGAAAAGACAGCGGAAAAACAAAAGGCATTCGATCTGTTCTGCAATAGCGATCTGAATCAAAAGGAAATATCCGGCATCGTTCACGTAAGCCAACAGCAGATTAGCAAATGGGTGACGGGTGAAAATTGGGATTTACACAAAACAGCCAGGCGCGTCACCACCGAACAATTGATACTTGACTACTACCAGCAGCTTGCGGCCATCAACAAGGAGATAAAGGATAAACAAAGCAATATCCCTACTGCCGGGCAGACGGACATGATGAATAAAATCAAAGACAACATTTCCGGCTTACAGAAAAAATATAACCTAAGCGCCTACCACAGCGTACTGAAGGAATTTACCGAATGGATTGTAAAGGTGAATGCCAGCGACGCAAAAGTGTTCGGCCCTTATATGTTGGATTTTTTACGGCATAAAGCAATGCAGTTAAGCAATGATAAAAGCATCGGATAAACGACTGATACGTGACTTTGAAGAACTGGTGGACATTATTAAAAGTTCCACCAGTATCGATCCGTGGGAAAGCGCCGGTGATAAAGCCCGGCGCATTGCAGGGCTTTTGTCCAACTATGAACTGTTCTGTAATTACTATTTCCCGGAATACTGTTTTGCACCATTTGCTTTTTTTCATAAGACCGTGCCCCCGCAGATAATAAAGACACATAGTGCTATATGGTTGCTGCAATGGAGCCGTGAGTTTGCAAAGAGTACCCATGCAGGATTGTTTCTTCCCCTATTCTTAAAGTTCACCGGTCAGCTTAACGGTATGCTGGTAGGTAGCCTCAACGAAAATGTGGCAGCGGATAAGTTAAGCGATTTGCAGGCCAATTTAGAAGCCAACCAGCGCATCATTAATGATTTCGGGGAGCAAATGAGTTGGGGTAATTGGGAAGATGGCGCTTTCAAAACGCGAGATGATGTGGGCTTTTACGCGTTTGGTAAGAAGCAGTCCCCGCGTGGAACGCGGTTTAAATTCCGCAGGCCAAACTACGGACTGGTAGATGACCTGAATGATACCCGTCAATTAAAAAATGAAACCATTGCCGGCGAAGACAAGCGGTGGGTAATGGAAGA